TGGAAATAACTCACCACCCACGTTATCGAATACCTCAATCGTGTTGCGGTTCAATGCGTATATTTCGTTTCGTAACTTCAATAGCGCAACCACTGGGTCGGGGTCAACTTCAGAACTTCCGTACTTCAGCGGATTGACTTGAGTTGGGTCTGTTAGTTCTGTGACGATCAAGAACTCGCCATCTGTGGTCATAAAGTAACCATCCACCCACACCACATCAAGCACCACACCAAGGTCAGGGTCAGTTACTTGCGTCAGAGTTGTGCCATTCCAATAATACAAACGACCACCAGAGACAATCGCAAGTAAATCAAAGCTGTAATCAAATGTCACCAGTTGATCTGTTGGCCCACCCACATCACCCAATATAGTCACTGCGCCTGCGCTGTCGATTTCCACCAACTTTGTACCCATCACTCTATACAGGTTGCCTTGCCAGTTGATGCCGCCACGATCAACGCCTGGCCCTGTGCCGTTGGAAACAATCCCATCGCCTGGTCGCAGAAACCCATTACTGATGCCTGATTGCTTTGGCACAGGCACAAGATTCACTGGGTATGCTGTACGCAGTTCAGGGGTGCTGTCAGTAAAAATGCCGTTCAGGATAGGTATTTGCATCACTTGGCCTTATTGCGTTCAGAGATGCGTTTTGCCTTGGCTTTGGCATCTGCCTTTGATGATGCGCCCCAAGCCCTTAGACTTAACAACAATCGAGTGGGTTCACCATCTTTGTACTCAGGGCCAGCGTTGCCAGCCATGCGAGCTAAGAACGATGCTCTTCTAGGATTGTCACCAGACTTCACTGGTGGCTTCAGATTCATGCCCTCGGCCTTTGCCGCAGCCCTTCCCTTGGCGTTCAAGCCGCCTTTGGGATTCTGGCCTTCTTTTCGTGCATAGGCTGGAGTTTTCATCTGAACCCCTTGATCTTTTCAGCAATCTTTTTAGGCTGCTTGGCAAACTGCTTTCCTGCCTTTGTAGCCTCACGCTTTGCCCGTGTGGTTGCCGCATACTCAGCCGCACTCAAGGCTTTAATCGCCTTCTCAGGCAGATACCTCTCGCCTGTTTCAGATGATGGCTTTCCAGACTTGGTGCGCCAGTTTTGGCTTGACCAATCTTTGAGACTTTTTTGTGTGGCTTTCATTTATAACCGCCACCTTTTTCTTTGTACTTCTTTGCCAACAGTTGCGCTTTACGAGCCGACCATTCACCAGCCGCAGTGCCTTGCACAGCCGAACCTTTGATTTCCTCAAAAAGCCGCTTACGCATAGTTGGCTTCGTATAGTTGCCAGCCTCATTGACCGATGACTTGGGCTTGGTAGCCATTATGAATCCACGCCTTTGATAACTGCAAAGTTAAATATTGGCTGTTCAGTTGTTGTGCCGCCAGTTGTGCGGAATGTAATATCAAAAGAACCCAAGGTTGTCTTAGTAACCATCAAATCATACAAATCAGTGCCAGTGTGCTGATTGAGGATAATCACATCGGTTGTCGCAACGGTGCTGTTGGTCACAGTGAAAGTTGTTGCACTGGTTGTGCCTGCCGCAGAAAATAATGTGATTTGACCAGTTGTTTTATTAATCGTCACACCTGTGGTTCGGCTTGTACCTTGAATAACTACACCGCCTGCGCCTGTGGAATAACCCACGCCAGCCGTACCAGATGATCTAAGTGAGCCTGTGACTGCTAGACTCGTACCTGTGGCTGCACCGATATTTGGAGTCACCAATGTAGGTGTGTTTGCAAATACGGCTGCGCCTGTGCCAGTTTCATCGGTTAATGCTGCCGCCAAGTTTGCACTTGATGGGGTTGCCAAAAATGCACTTACATTTGCGCCAAGTCCAGTTACACCAGCAACAGGCAAACCTGTGCAATTGGTCAGCGTACCTGATGTTGGTGTGCCAAGAATCGGGCTTACTAAAGTTGGACTTGTGTTAAATACCAACAGACCAGTGCCTGTTTCATCGGTCATTGCTGCCCGTAGGTTGGCGCTTGATGGGCTTGCCAAGAAAGCCTGTATGCCAGCCGCATAAACGGTTTCAGCGTTAATCTGATACCAAGAATTTGTGGGCTGATAAAACCGAATGGCTGTTGCAGTTCCTGCGCCTAAAAATGTCACGCCACCATAAAGTGCAGTTGCACCATTCAGTGCAATCGTCAGTGATGTAATCTCTTGGGTAGTCGTAATCAACACCGTAGTGCCATCAGGTACACCAGTATTCAAAGGCAAGGTAATCGTGCCAGAGGCCAGCGTTCCAGCGGGTTGCAACAGCATCCATTGGTCTTGGCTAACTGGAGTTGGAACGGTGATGTTGAAACCAGAGCCAGGCACATACAGATTCACTGACAAAGTTGGCGATGCAAAACTTTGTTGGAAAAACGTCAACAGATTGCCAATGGACAAACGTCTTGCATCCCCATTATTAGGCGAGTAAACGGGTAACTGGTCTCCGCTTGAAACAGTGCTGAGTACTGGTAACTGATTGATTTGTGGCATGACTGTCCTTAGTAATATTCGAGAGGCCCATCAGGGCCAGCAGTAACAGGATTTGCTGGTGGTCTGATAAAAGGATTATCGTAGACCCTCCAAGGCTTATTGCCAGCACCAGCAGGCATCGTTGCCGGAAGTTGCTGTTCAAGCGGGAATGTGGCTCTTTGCAACAGAATGTCGTAACCCTGCTTGGCAGTGGCCTTTGTATCAGGCATCACTGTCTTGCCAAACATTGGCGCAAGCCTAATGCCTAGACTGCAAATAATAGCCTCGTAAGCCGAATCAGGCACTAGGGTTTCTTCATCTAGACTGCTATCTTGTGGGCTGGATGGCAAAGGGTAACCCAAGCGGATGCCCTTGGCGTTCCAGTCTGCCATCATTGCATCTAATCTACGCAAGGCAGATTCAAGCTGTTCAGGCTGTAAATCAAACACATAAGACGCAAGCCCGATTTCCTCAAAGGCTGCGCTTACGAATTGTCGTTTTGTATAGCCCATGCTGATTCCTCAATGTGTTTCAGAAGTGTCGCATCTGACCAGCGTTTGTCAACCTTCATGCCAATAGATTCAGCTTGTTGTAGCATTTCTTCACGGGTCGGTGGGCTGTCATCAACAACCTCAACAACTTCAATTGGCTCATCAGGCACATCAATAATTTGTGCGCCAATCGGTGATGGATAGTAGACTTTATTCAGCTTTCGTTCGATGGCTTGCTCTTTTTTGAGTTTGCGCTTTTGCAAACGCAACTCCCGCCACGGGGCGAGAGTCTTGTTCTTAATGATTGCGGCTGACTTAATCATTTTTTCATTGGTGCTTTGCTAGGCTTGCCAGCGGCTTTTGCCGACTTGGTAGCCATGCCAAGTGCCATTGCAACGGCTTGCTTTTGGGGCTTGCCTGATTTCATTTCCATTTTAATATTCTTGGAAATGGTCTTGTCTGAGTAACCTTTTTTCATTGGCATTTTGTTCTCCATGTAAAACAGGCCAACATCTCTGCTGGCCTGTCTTGGTTTAACCACCGATGCGATAAACAACAAAAGTGTCAGCAGCAGTCTTACGGCAACGGAAACGTGCAGATGCACCAGCCGTAGCAGCAGTTGCAGCAGAACCAACGATAGTCACATTTGTGTTGACAGTCAATGTCAAAGCATATGCAGCCAAAGTAATGACGCTGAAGTCAAATGAATCACCGATTGCCCACTCAGTTGCCAAATCAAGGTTTGCACCTGTTGGCAATTGAATGTCACGGCTTGCTGTGGGTGTAGCAGTGATGATGCCTGTCAACACGTTGGCAGCAGTTGCCGCCATCGAGCCGCCATCAGCGATGTTGGCTGGCGCACCTTGAGGTTGCCAGTTGCCATTGTTGCTGATGTCAGGAGCAACACCCACTGAGTAGTAAGCACCCGATGCACCAGCTTGAATAATCACGTTGGTGGCATTGGTAAATGCGCCTGAAACATAGGTGGTGTTGTCAACAGTTGTCAACAGGTCATTGGCTTCAGGGAATTGGGGAAACCCAACTTCTTGAAACACTTGTGCTGGAGAAAATGCTTGAACAGCGATTTTCTCGCCTGCGGGTACGGCAACAGTAGCTGTGCCTTGTGCAAAAATTACTTGATAGCTCATGATTTACTCCTTAAGCCTGATTGAATAGCAAAATACCAGACATTTCTGGCTGCTTATTGACCACACCATACAGAGTGTCCAAGCGATACTTGGTTTTCATGGTGTTGACATCGTATTGCTTTTGCATGACCAACTCGATACCCTGATCGGTGGAGGCTCGCATCACTGCAACGCCAGCATCGGAGGGAACAGCGTAACGACCAGGCAAAATCTCCAATGCATCTTTCTGCCAGAAGCAGTTGACAGGTGCAGTGGTCGAGTTCAAACGGGTCATTGTTGCAGAGGCGTTAGGTGTCACGATGCAATTTTGATACTGCAATTCGGCATCAGTTCCACCTTGGGCAGAGATGATTGGAGGTGTGATAACGCAAGTGGTTGAGTTTGTGATGCTTACCACACGGAAAGTCTTGGCAAAGCCAGTACCTTGCTTAGTGATGTGATGCACAGCCTCAACACCAGAGATTTCAAACGGTGTACCCACTCGCAGATCAGTTGTCGATGTGACAGTGATGGTCTGGAAGCGGTTGTCAACGTTCTGGGTCTCGCCTGTCGCTGCGGTAGAAGTGGCAACTGGAACATAGTAGTTGTTGGCGGCAGCCAAGGTGGACATGGTGGTGTTAGAACCAACACGTGCAGCCAAACGATTTGCGTAATCCAACTTGTAAGTTTCAAAGCCTGCAACCATACCAACAAAAGAACGCTCGAAAGCGGTGTTGGACTTAGTGCCAGCGAAACTGCGGGATGCACCACCACCAGTAGCTCCACCAGCAATGTTGCCAGCGATGCCGTTGTAGTCACGGCTAGACAAAGCCAAGTAACGGTCAAAAGACTGTACGCCTTGCTCGTTCATGATGCTGTCGCACAAGGCCACATCATCATAATCACCAGCAGCGGTGTTGACAGTCACGACCAAAGAACCTTGGGCTGCAGCAACATTCATAATTGAAATGTTGATGTCAGAGGCAAGTTTCTGCTTGGCGGCTTCGCCCAAACGACCTTCTTGCAACGCATCACGCAGTTCCAAAGCATCCAGAATGAACGGCACAGACTTTTGAAAGCCGAGTGTCGCTGGTACTGCAAGCTGTGTGTAAGCTGTGAAGTTGTTAGTCTGATCCATGCCATCGTACGATTGTGCGATGTAAGGCTGGGGGCGATAGATCACGTTGTTGGTGCGCTCCATCATCGAGCCATCTGTGTTGTAGATGGACACGTTGCGGGATAAAACCAAAGCATCGTTAAAGCCTTCGAGGATGTCCTCAAACGCTACGCGCTCTTCTTTTGAAAAACTATTGCTCATAATAAGCTCCTAATAAATTATTTGGATGCTGATCGTTTCTGCGATTTGTACTGAATGACCTTGGTCATGTTGCCAGTACGAGCCGCTTCTTCTCTCAGCCGTTCAAGTGTTGAGTCAACCGCACCAGATGATCTTCCAGTTCCTGTAACGATACGCTCTGGGGCGGGTGCTTGCCTGCGATTTGTAACTTTCAAGTCTTTCTCCAGTTTTGCTACCGCAAAGGCAAACTTTACGGGGTCTTTGATTTCAGCCAACTCTTTAGCCTTTGCAGGGTTTTTGCCGAGTGCGTAAACAACGAGTGCAGGATTATCTGCACCTTGCAGCAAAACGCCTTGCTGGGTGATAGAAAAAACTTGTTGAGCAACTTCTTCAGCATCCTCAAAGTCCTTCACTCTTAGCTCGGCTTTCGCCTTGCCATAACCATCCAACTTGGCTTGCCATGCCTTTTGCTGATTCATAACTTCAGCTTCTTGCTTGGCGTTGATTTCATCGGCTTGTCGCTTGCGCTCAAACCAACTGGTCAATGCTTCCTCGTATGCATCAGCGTCATAGTCGTGATCTTCTAGCTTTGGCTTATTTCCAATCACCACTGGCTTGGTCT